TGTCTACCGCTGCAAACCTGTCGCAAACCTCGCTTGAGCAAATGCTCATCCAGGTCCGCCAGGCAGTGGACAACAACGGCAAGAAGATCCGCCTTGTGCCACGTCAGTTGGTTGTGGCTCCTGGCAATATCTTCCAGGCTGAAGTGCTGCTCAAGTCGGTGCTCCGCGCTGGCCAGGCAAACAACGACATCAACCCGGTCAAGTCGATTGGCTTGCTCGACGAAGGTGCCGCTGTTCTGTCGCGTCTGACCTCTGCTACGGCATGGTGGGTTCAGACCGATGCGCCTGAAGGCATGAAGCTCATGATGCGCCGCCGTCTCGAGAAGACCATGGAAGGTGACTTTGAAACTGACACCATGCGCTACAAGGCAACTGAGCGCTATGACGTTGGATTCACTGATCCACGCGCGATGTATGGGACACCTGGCGTTTAGGGTAGACGGTAGCCAACGGGATCGGTAAAATCCAAATGAGCAATCAAATGGAGATTACCGATGCCAGAGAAATGTCATGTTCACAATTGCACTCAACCTGTTGTTGCAAAAGGCTTATGCCGAAAGCACTATATGCGGGTGCAAAGGCACGGAAATGTTGAAGAAACTCGACCAGATGATTGGGGAAAGCGCGAAAAGCATCCGGCTTACAGCTCGTGGTGTAATTTGCGCCGATACCATCGTCTCAATATGCAAGAATCGTGGAAGGCTGATTTTTGGGCGTTTATTAAAGATGTCCCCGAAAAACCGGAAAGCGCTCAAGCAAAACGATGTGATTCAACAAAGCCTTGGGGCAAAGACAATTTTTATTGGAAAGAAAAAAGAGTTGCTTCCGAAGATCGAAAAGAATACATGCGGCAATGGCATAGGCAGGCTAGACTTGCAAATGCTGATTACTACATGGATATTGATCTTCGCAAAAAATATGGAATCACTCTTGAGTGGTATCGTAATACTCTCGCCAAGCAAAACAATGTCTGTGCCATTTGCAAGCAACCAGAAACCGCTGTTATTAGGGGTAAGGTGATTGCAATGCCAGTAGATCATGATCACAAGACGGGTAAAGCAAGAGGTTTGCTTTGCACAAAATGTAATCAAGGTTTGGGCTTGTTCCGTGACAATAAAGACATTCTCCAAGTTGCAATCCAATACTTGGACTCCTTCTCGACGTGAAAGGAAAGAGAATGGATCTTAAAAATTGCTCCAGGGGGCTTCGGCCCCCGCTTACTAGGAGTTAAAGCATGACTACGACTCGGTTACCAACGTCGGTGAGGATTCGCCATTTGCCCAGCTAGGGCAGCCGGCGGCGACGATTTTCCACACCTACTTTGAAGACTTCGATTACTACACCGCTGCAAATTGGACTGTCACCGAGACGCAAGCTGGGGCAACCCAAGCACTGGCCGATGGTGACGGCGGCTTGTTACTGCTGACAAATACCGCAGCAGATAACGATCTTGTGTCTTTGCAGAAGGTTGGTGAATCGTTCCGCTTTGAGGCAGGTAAGGCGCTCTTCTTTGAAGCACGCTTTAAGGTTAGTGACGCAACCCAATCAGATGTAGTGATTGGATTGCAGATCACTGACACAACGCCGCTTGATGTAACCGATGGTGTGTTCTTCATCAAAGCTGACGGTGCAGCCACAGTGAATTTCCTTGTTGAGAAAAACAACACGGCAACCACGGCTAGCTCAGTCGCCACGATGGCAAACGACACCTTTATTCGCCTTGGGTTCTACTACGACGGCGCAAGCGCAGTTCAATACTTTGTCAATGGTGCCATCGCTGGAAGTTCAGTGACCACCAACCTGCCTGATGATGAAGACCTGACTGTGACCTTTGCAATTCAAAATGGTGAGGCAGTAGCCAAGACCATGACCGTGGATTACATCTACGTTGCTAAGGAGCGCTAATCATGGGCCAGTTTAAGCCGATGGTGAAGATGTATACCACCGAGCCTTCAATCGAATTGAAGCTCAAAAAAGGTGGTCATGTGTCTATGAAGGGCAAAGCCAAAGACGGCCACAAGATGATGGATGGCGGGGTAATGACGGGGCTTTCTGAGGCTCCTGCACCTTCCCGCTTGCAGATGGGTCAGGGTACGTTACCTGGCCGCGCACCTGCACGTCCTTCGCTTGCTATGCGTCGTAAGATGGCCAAGCCCATGGCTCGCCCCATGATGAAGGAAGGTGGCGAGTCTAAAGCCGAGCACGCAGCCGAAATGAAGAAGATGATGGGCACTGAGGCCAAGCTTAAAAAGCACGCTTCGATGCCAGCATCAAAAGCTCATAAAGGCCTTGCAAGCGGCGGCGCGGCAAGCTATGCCAACACCAAGATGCACACGGCCAAACCTGATCACGTCAAAGGCAAGACTGGCGAGGTTAAGGAAGGCGCAGTGGCTGGCTACGCTACTGGCGGTGCAATCCCCAGCGAGAAGACAAGCGGCTCACCCAAAACAACGCTCATGCACGAGGCCAAGAAGGACAAGGCTCACGGTACAGGCGGCGTTCGTATGGGTAACGCAGGCGGTTTTAAGAAGGGCGGCAAAGCCAAGAAGATGGCTGGCGGCGGATGCTACGCTGATGGTGGCGGTGTAAAGGGCATGGGCGTGATTGACAATGTCTCCACGTCAAAACCCGGTGTTACCAACACCAAGACCGGCGAAGTGAAAGAAGCTAATGCTGGCGGCTACAAGAAAGGTGGTGCCTTAAAAAAGCACTACGCGACGGGGGGTCTTGTTGATTCGGGCAAACCCGTCGCCATGCCCAAGCATCCAGTCTCAAGACCTGTATCCAATGATCGGCAGTCAGGCACTTTCAAGAAGGGCGGCAAGGTCAAGTACGCACCAGGCGGCGATGTATCAAAGCCTGTTGCAGATCCAGAGGCCACAGCAGCGAAAGCTAGCCGTGATCTTGAGGAAGCCTTGAATCCGATCAGCATCGTGAAAGAGCTTGGTGGCAAATTGATGGATAAGATCCGCGGTAAGGGATCAGTGACCGAAACCAAAGAATCGGTAACGGTTACACCACCACGAGCTAGGCGCTAAATAGTGGGGGCTTCGGCCCCTGCTTCACATTGAAGGTTTGATATGACCACGACAATTTCCTCAATTACCCGCCAGGGTGCTTTCGAGCCGTTTGGCTTGCAAGTGGCGCGTGGCCAGATTCAGGGCCATAGCAATGTGCTTGTGTTTGGATACAACCCAGACGTTGATACGTCTGAAGAATCAGTATGGCCTGATGGCGGTACGGTCCCTCATCCTACTGTTGCATCAGTCTTAAAGATTAGCTCAACGAGCACCGATGATGATGGCAATCCTGTTGGCACAGGAGCCTTGACTGTATTTATTGGCGGCTTAGACGGTAGTTACAATGTCGTCAGCGAGACAGTTACGTTAAATGGCCAGACAGCGGTCAATACGACTAATTCATACCTGTACGTCAATACTTTCTATGTTGCTACGGCGGGCACAGGCGGTGCGAATGCTGGCGTTATTTATGCGGGCACGGGAACCGTTACGGCCGGTGTTCCTGCAGTCATTTACGACATTATCAATACCGGCTACAACAACCGCACAACGGGTCATTATTGCGTGCCCGCAGGCTACACAGGTTATATGGTTGAGGGTCAATTCTCTTCAGGTCAGGCCTCTGGATCAACTTCGGTTACGGGCTTCTTGAAGCAGCATGGTCCTGATGGCATTCTTCGTGTTGGCGCGGTTGCTACCGTCAACAATGGAACCGCTGATTACGTTTTTGATCCGCCCTATGTCATTCCTGAAAAGAATTGCGTTGGAGCAACGGCTATTGGAGCGGCAGCAAACAATGCTGTCTCATCGTACTTCAACATTATCCTGATCAAGAACTCGGGAGAGTGACATGCCAGCTAGGTCGAAAGCGCAGTTTCGGCTCATGAAAGCGGCAGAGAACAATCCCAAATTTGCCAAGAAGGTTGGTATCAGTCCTGATGTAGCGGCTGAATACACCCAATCCAATGTGAAAGGGCGATCTTATGCGAAGCTTCCTGAACAGCTTAAGAAAGGTGGTCCGAGCCTTGCGATTGGTCGTGGCGAGAAGCTTCCAGCGGATCGTGGCGCGGGTCTCACGGCCAAAGGCAGAGAAAAGTACAACCGAGAAACAGGATCAAACCTAAAGGCTCCACAGCCTCAGGGAGGTCCAAGAAAAGATTCTTTCTGCGCACGCATGGGTCCTATTGCAGAAAAGAGCGAAAAGGGTTCTCGAGCACGCGCATCGATGAAGCGTTGGAAATGTCCGGGGTTCTAAATGGCCTATTCAGATACATACGGTCAGATTTATTCAGTACAGACGGTCATAGACCACGCTGCACGTCGCTGTGGCAAGCTTGCTGAAGAACTGACTAGCGAACAGTTGCTAACGGCCAGAGAGTCGTTAGGCTTCGTTCTGACCAATCTAATCAATATTGGCATCCAGTATTGGGCGATTAAGAAGGAAGTCATTGGCCTTACGCCCAACAAATACATTTACACCTTGCCTGTTGGCGCTAACGACGCCTTAAATGTGCTCTACCGCACCATGCAGCGCCCCACTGGAAGCTACTCTTCTAGCGCTGGTGGCAATGCAGCCTACGCAGGGGATAGCGATGTCGATACTTACTGCTTGCAGACAAGCACGAATGGCAATATATCGATCAATTTTGGCACCAGCAACCCAATTTATGCTGGGTCGATCGGCCTTCTCCCCTATGTTTCTGGTGGTGGAAGTGCCACCTGGACGCTTACCCTTGAGTATTCCACTGATAACATCACCTGGAACACCCTTGAAGACCTCGGAGAGGTTGTCGTAACCGATAAGCAATGGCTTTGGTATGACATCGACCCAGGCCAGAGCGTGCAGTATTACCGGGTTAGAGCCTCTGCAGGCACGACACTGGCTTTGCGTGAGTTTTATGTGGGCAATATGTCGCGTGAAATCCAGATGGCACGGCTAAATCGTGACGATTACACCAATCTGCCCAATAAAAACTTCACAGCCAACCAACCTTACCAGTTTTGGTTCAACCGGACGGTCCCGCAGCCAGAAATCTACCTTTGGCCCGTGCCAAACGAATGGTATGTACAGATGACAGTCTGGTATTCCAAGCAGATCATGGATGTAGGCGACTTATCTGATGAATTACAGATCCCGCAGCGCTGGTATATGGCCGTTGTCGGCATGCTAGCGCATCAATTAAGCATGGAATTGCCTCAAGTACCCCTTGATCGCGTCAGATACCTTGAGGACCAGGCTGGCAAATACTTGGCGCTTGCAGAAGCAGAAGAGCGTGATAAGAGTCCGATCTACTTTGCGGTCAACATCAATCCATATACGAGTTGAAGATGACTTTGCTAGCCGGATTTCACAAGCATCACATTATTCCTCGTTATAAGGGCGGATCAGATGCGCCAGATAACTTAGTCCTTTTGCATCCAATTGATCATGCGATAGCTCATCTGGTTAGGTTCAAAATTTACGGCAATCCGGCTGATGGCTGGGCATATAATCGATTGGCTAACGGCTTAAAAGAAGACTTGATTCCAAACCGCAAAGGCATTCCCAAGCCTTATATGCGAAAGCCTAAGTCTGAAGAAACAAAATCTAAAATGTCTTTAGCCGCAAAAGGCAAGAAAAAGTCGCCTGAGGCGGTAGAAAAAATGCGCAAGGCGTTGACTGGTAAAAAAGCTACGGGCAAGTCTTTGGAGGCATTGCATGCACATCGGCACTTGGCTTGGAGCGCTGAGGCGCAAGCTAAAAAGTCTGCAAAAACCAAAGGTGTTCCTCGCCCGTATGCTAAAAATTCTAAGCCCCCATCAATTGAGGCTTGCGCTTCTGGCGGGAGGGCTAATAAAGGCCGCAAGCAAACGCCAGAGCAAATTGCAAAGCGCGTTGCTTCCCGCCGCGCCACGCTTGCCGCTCAGGGCAGGACATCGTAATGCCACTCTTTCTTGACACCGAGGGCTACTCAGACATCGCAATTGGCATTTGCGATCGCTGCCGTATGAAACGCCCGCATGCAACCCTTGGCCCAGACATTAACTTCCCTGGCCTGATGGTATGCGAAGAGAATTGTCGAGATCAAAAGGACCCTTATCGACTGCCAGCAAGAAAGACTGAGCGGATCAATTTGCGCTTCCCGCGGCCTGATGTATCGGTGGCTGCAGAGCAAAATAACCTAGTGTTAAATGATCAGCAAAGTATAATTCTCTCAACTGAGGGCAATACCAATCTCATCGAAAATGATGGCAACCTCGATGGA